TAGAAATGCTAACGGACAGACTAAGAGTGGCTTATACAATCTGTTTATTCCGATGGAGTGGAACATGGAGGGCTTTATCGATCGATTCGGTATGCCTGTGTTTAGGACTCCTAGCAACCCGGTAAAGGGGGTTGACAACAACTGGATCAAGATTGGAGCCATTGACTATTGGGATGCGGAGGTTGCTTCGCTCAAGAACGATGCGGATTCGTTGAACGAATTCTACCGTCAGTTCCCACGCACGGAGTCACACGCATTCCGTGATGAGAGCAAGTCATCGCTCTTCAACCTTACCAAGATCTACCAACAGATTGACTACAACGACTCGCAAGTGTTGGCTCACACGGTGACACGCGGGACGTTTATGTGGAAGGATGGCATCAAGGACACCAAAGTACTATTCGTCCCCGACAATAGAGGCAGGTTCTTGGTGAGTTGGGTCCCCGACTCTAACATGCAAAACAGCATGATCACCCGCAATGGGATCAAGTACCCAGGCAACGAGCATCTCGGTTCGTTCGGTTGTGACTCATACGATATCTCTGCCACCGTCGATGGGCGTGGGTCTAATGGTGCGTTACACGGGCTGACCAAGTACCACATGGACAATGCTCCCACCAACGAGTTCTTCCTAGAGTATATATCGAGACCACCAACGGCGGAGATATTCTTCGAGGATGTGCTGATGGCATTGGTTTTCTATGGTATGCCGGTGCTAGCGGAGAACAACAAACCGCGATTGCTATACCACCTAAAGAACAGGGGCTACCGAGGATACAGTATCAACCGACCCGACAAGTTGTACAACAATCTGTCCAAGACAGAGCGTGAGTTGGGTGGTATACCAAACTCATCGGAGGACGTGAGGCAGTCGCATGCTGCGGCCATCGAGTCCTACATTGAGAAGCACATCGGGTTTGACTTTGAAGGGCGGTACAGAGACTCTGATTTGATAGGCACAATGCCGTTCAATAAGACGCTTGAAGACTGGGCAAAGTTCGATATATCCAACAGGACGCGCTTCGATGCGTCAATCAGTTCGGGGCTTGCTATTATGGCAAATCAAAAACACCTATATTTACCTGAAAAAAAAGAATCAAAAATTAGCATTACTTTTGCAAGGTACTCAAACAAAGGGGATATAAGTGAAATCATTCGATGAAGGACGTCTTAGTTAATATATCAGCCACGGGATTCCCAGATCAGTTCGTCTCTGATCAGGAAAAAGCGTCGGCTGAATACGGTATACAAATTGGGCAAGCCATCCAATATGAGTGGTTTCGCAAAGACGGAAACCAATGTAGATACTACGGTCAGTGGAGAGACTTCCACAGACTCAGACTTTACGCTCGTGGTGAGCAGTCTGTGCAGAAGTACAAGAACGAACTCGCTATCGATGGCGACTTGTCTTACTTGAATTTGGACTGGACACCAGTACCGGTTATCCCAAAGTTCGTGGATATCGTGGTGAACGGAATGTCAGACAGATTGTTCAAGGTAAAGGCTTACTCGCAGGACGCATTGTCTCAGGCAAAGCGTAGCAAATACCAAGACATTATCGAATCTCAAATGGTATCAAAGGATATCCTAGAGATTGTTCAACAGCGTACAGGCATCAGTGCATTCACGGTTAACCCCGAGGATCTCCCATCTAACGATGAGGAGTTGGCATTGTACATGCAGTTGAAATACAAGCCAGCGATTGAGATTGCAGAAGAGGAAGCCATCAATACCATCCTTGACGAGAACAAGTATCTCGACTTGAGAAAGCGTGTCGACTACGACATGACTGTCATTGGTATCGGTGTAACCAAGCACGAGTTTCTCCCCGGCGCAGGTGTTCAAGTGTCTTACGTAGACCCCGCTAACGTGGTTTACAGTTACACTGAAGACCCATACTTCAAAGATTGCTTCTATTGGGGCGAGATTAAATCATTACCAATTATTGAGTTACTAAAGATAGACCCCACGCTGACCAATGCTGACTTGGAAGAAATTGCCAAGAGCAGTCAGAACTGGTACAACTATTACAACGTGGCTCAGTTCTATCAGAACACCCTATTCTATAGGGACACCACCACTCTCCTTTACTTTAACTATAAAACCACCAAGAAGATTGTTTATAAGAAGAAGTATCTAGAGGGTGGGGGCGTCCGCTACATTGAGAAAGATGACACCTTCAATCCACCAATGGATATGATGGAGGATGGCAAGTTCGAGAGAGTAGAGAAGACCATCGATGTATGGTATGAGGGCGTTATGGTCATGGGTACCAACTACTTATTGAAGTGGGAGATGTCCAAGAACATGGTACGTCCCAAGTCTTCTGTACAGCATGCATTGCCAAACTATGTGGCATGTGCGCCTCGTATGTACAAAGGAACTATTGAGTCTTTGGTTCGCAGAATGATTCCATTCGCTGACTTGATTCAATTGACTCACTTGAAGTTGCAACAAGTAATTGCTCGTACAGTACCTGATGGTGTATTCATCGATGCCGATGGTTTGAACGAGGTTGATTTGGGAACAGGCAACGCCTACAACCCGGAAGATGCATTGAGATTGTACTTCCAAACGGGTAGCGTTATCGGTCGTAGTTATACCCAAGAGGGTGACTTCAACAACGCACGAGTGCCTATCACCCAATTGACATCCAACTCTGGCGCCGCAAAGACGCAGATGCTGATCGCCAACTACAACCACTACATGGATATGTTGCGCACAGTGACCGGCTTGAACGAGGCAAGAGATGCATCCACACCTGACCCCAACTCATTGGTTGGTCTTCAGAAGTTGGCCGCATTGAATTCAAACACAGCAACTCGCCACATCTTGGATGCTGGCTTATACATATTCAGATCAATCGCAGAAGCATTGACCTACCGCGTTGCGGACATCCTGCAATACGCAGACTTCAAAGACGACTTCATCAGTCGTATCGGAAAGTACAACGTCTCTATCTTGGAGGAAATCAAGGAGTTATACATCTATGACTTTGGTATCTTCTTGGAGATTGCCCCCGACGAAGAGCAGCGCGCGCAGTTGGAGGCCAACATTCAGATGGCTTTATCAAAGGGTGACATCAATCTTGAGGATGCAATTGATATCCGCGAGATCAAGAACCTTAAGATGGCAAACCAATTGCTGAAGGTTAAGCGTATGAAGTTGCAAGAGCAGAGGGACAAAATGGAAATGATGAAGCAACAGATGGTTGCTCAACAGAACATGGAACTCCAGCAGATGGCTTCTCAATCTGCCATGATGAAGATCGAGGCAGAAGGCCAATCTAAGATGCGTGTCAAGCAGGCTGAAGTGGCCTTTGAGATTGAGCGCATGAAGGCAGAGGCCGGACTGAAGCAACAGTTGATGGGTGAGGAGTTCAAGTACAACATGGCGATTGCCGGATTGAACAACCAAACATTGACTAGCAGAGAGATGTCCAAGGAAGAAGCCAAGGCAAAGCGGATTAGTCAACAGAACTCGGAGCAATCCAAGTTGATCAATCAGCGCAAGAACGACCTACCGCCAATCAACTTCGAGTCAAATGAAGACTCGCTTGATGGCTTTTCGTTGAAAGAATTTGATGTAAGATGATAGGCATATATAAAATAATATCGCCATTAGGGTATGTATATGTAGGCCAATCGATAGATATTGATTCAAGATTCTGTACGTATAAAAAATTGAAGTGTAAATCACAATTGAGAATCTACAATTCTTTTGTAAAGTATGGCGTTGATAATCATATATTTGAGGTAATAGAAGAGTGTTCCGTTGAATTGTTGAATGAAAGAGAAAGATATTGGCAAGATTTTTATAATGTTTTAGGAAAGCAAGGATTGAATTGTAACTTAGTTTCAACCAATAGTTCTATTAAGGTATTGTCAGAAGAAACAAAACTGAAGATATCAAACACTTTAACAGGGTTTAGACATACGGAAGAAAGCAAAGTCAAGATATCTAAAGGATTGATTGGTAGATTTGTCTCCAAAGAAACAAGAGATAAGATATCTGAATCCAATAAAAATAAAAAATTCTCTATTGAAAGAAGGCAAAACATATCCAATGCTTTGAAGGGAAGAAAAATACCAAAAGATGTTATTGAGAAAAGGAGCAAAAGCCAATCGGGCGCCAACAATTACAAGTCAAGGATTGTCGTAAACACTCAAAATGGTGTTTTTTATGATTGCATTGCAGAGGCTGCTAGGTGCTATGATATAAACAAAAGTACATTGAGTGGTTTTTTAACAGGGTTCAGAAAAAACAAAACATATTTGGCTTATGCGTAGGCACATTCGAGCCTCGCTAAACCATATTCGAAAAAATATATAAATTTGTAAAAAATTAAATCTAATCAAATGGAAATCAAAGTAAGAGAAGTAAGGCCAATCGAAAGTAAAGGCGTACAAGAGTTGGAAGAAGAATTGCTGAACAAGCATGAGGAACAGATACAGGTGCAAGCCGTATCGATGGACCATCAGAGAACTCCCGCGCCGGCTCCTGAGCCAACACCCGAGTTAGAGCCTGAGTTGCAGCCAGAGCCGCAGCCAGAGCCACAACCACAGAGTGCTGAGTTACAGGAGGAAGACGTTCTTTCATATATTAGCAAGCGCTACAATAAACAAATCAACTCATTTGATGAGTTGGTCTCTGAGAGATCCGACGAGCAATTGCCCGAGGACGTATCAGCATATTTGAAGTACCGCAAAGAGACAGGCCGTGGGTTTGAAGACTTCCTCAAGTTGAAAGAAGACTTCGACACAATGGACCCTGACAACATCTTACGCAGTTACTTCAAGTCAACACAGGTTGGTTTGGACGACGAAGATATCGATGTCATGATGGAAGACTACTCATACAATGAGGACTTGGACGATGACTCGACTATCAAGAAAGCCAAACTGGCCAAGAAAAAAATGATTGCAGAAGCCAAGCAATACTTCACTACTCAGAAAGAGAAATACAAAATGCCCCTTGAGTCAAGAACGGCAGACGTTTCTCCCGAAGAAAAAGAGGAGTTGCAGGCATACAAGCAATATATATCGCAGGCGAAAACTATGGAGCAAGAAGCCGAGCGTAAGCGTGATTGGTTTTCAAAGAAAACCGACGAGGTATTTAACAGTGAGTTCAAAGGTTTTGAGTTCAAGTTGAATGACCAGGTTGTACGTTTCGCCCCGGGGGATGCTGCTGAATTGAAGAAAGCCCAACTGACACCAACGAACTTCATATCGAAGTACTTGGATGAGAGCGGGATGATCAAGGATGCAGCGGGTTACCATAGAGCGTTGGCGGTGGCAATGAACCCCGAAAGGTTTGCCAAGTTCTTTTATGAGCAAGGCATGTCAGCAGCGACAGAGGATGTCAATCGCAAAATTAAGAACATTAATATGAGCGAAAGACAGGCCCCTCAGTCAACGGTGAAAGACGGGTTCCAGGTTAAATCGGTGAACCCTGATTCCGGCAAAGGTTTGAGAATCCGAAGCATGAAAAAAATCTAACTACAACAAAGAAAAATTAAACTACAATGGCAGTTTTATCTACCCCGACCTATCAGTTGCAGCCGAGTGCGCAACAGGTCCCCCTATCTACTAACTACATTACCGACTTCAACTTCTTGAACCAGTATCTTCCTGATACTTACGAGAAAGAATTTGAGCGTTACGGTAATCGTACTATCGCTTCTTTCTTGCGTATGGTTGGCGCTGAAATGCCATCCAACTCAGACATGATCAAATGGGCTGAACAAGGCCGTTTGCACATCAAGTACATCAACTGTACTATTGGTTCCTAACCGTGCTTCTATTGGTTTGACTGCTGGTAGCATCGCTTTGCGTGCAGGCCAAACTGTAGTGATTACCCCTAACGTTGCTGGTCCTACCCAGAACAAAGCGATCATCACTAGCGTGGATACTGCAAATGCGCAAATCACTGTTGCTTTCTATGAAGCAGCCGGTATGACCAACGCATCTACTGCCAACACTTTCACAATCTTCATCTACGGTTCTGAATTCAAAAAAGGAACTAACGGAATGCAAGGTTCTTTGGAAGCAGAAGATGACATCTACGACAACAGTCCTATCATCATCAAGGATAAGTACGCGGTATCTGGTTCTGACATGGCTCAGATCGGATGGATCGAGGTTACTACCGAGAATGGTGCATCTGGGTTCTTGTGGTACTTGAAGTCTGAGCATGAGACTCGTTTGCGTTTCGAAGACTATTTGGAAACCGCTATGATCGAAGCCAACCACTTTGGCCGACTTCGATTCTATCGTTTCTCGTTTGGACAAGCAAGGTTCTATCGAAGAGAACGTAATCTTCGTTAACCGTGACTTCAGTTTCGACATCGACGACATGTTGGCTACCTTGAATGGTTACAACGGTGGTACTGCCGCAAACGGTGCGTCTTTCGGTTTGTTCGACAACGATATCAACATGGCCTTGAACTTGGGCTTCAGTGGTTTCCGTCGTGGTTATGACTTCTACAAGTCTGACTGGAAATACTTGAACGATCCTACCATGCGTGGTGGTTTGACTGCATCTACTACTGGTGCTAGTACTGCTAACGTAATCACTGGTTTGTTGGTACCTGCTGGTTCTACCACAGTATACGACCAAGTGTTGGGTAAGAACGCCAAGCGTCCTTTCTTGCACGTTCGTTACCGCGCAACTGCCACTGAGGATCGTCGTTACAAGACTTGGATCACAGGTTCTGCCGGTGGTGCTGCTACTAGCGACTTGGATGCTATGGAAGTTAACTTCTTGTCTGAGCGTTGTGTATGTACCTTGGGTGCTAACAACTTCGTATTGTTCCGTTACGGTGCCTAATCTGTAATAAAACAGACAAGTTGATTTAAATAATCAGGAGGGTGTCAGCAATGGCACTCTCCTTTTTAAAAAGAAAATCTTATCAAATTATATCATGAAACACAACATCGTATCAGTAGACAAGGTCTACAAACTTTTACACTCGTCTCCACTTTCTTTCACTATCCCATCAAGAAGCACACGCAGATTAGCCGATCATCTTCGAGGATGGTATGCTTCGTGTTCCCAAGAACAATCCCGTACTCCAACACTTCCTCCACTACCACCCAATGAATGGTAGCGTATTCGTGGAAGTTAACTACGAGAAGGATGCGCAGAAAGAGGTTGAATTCTTGAATGTTGAAGTTGATGCGTTGATAGAGGCTAGGTCTTTGAGCATCGAACAACTTGAGAATGTTGCTCGAGTTCTTTTCGGAAAAGACCCATCTGTCATCAGCACTACAGAATTGAAGAGAGACATTTTGATTTACGCCAAGAGAGACCCAAAGGGATTCTTGAACCTTATTAATGACCCAATGCTCAAGTTGGAATCTAATGTCCACAAGTACTTTGATAGCAAAGTGTTGGCATTTAGAAACGGCAACAAGGAGGTATGGTTTAACATCCCAAGCAACAAGCGCAAGATGATGAACGTACCATTCGGGTCCGATCCATACACTGAAGTGGCTTTGTTCCTCCAAACAGAAGAGGGAATTGACGCCATCAAGTTGCTTGAGAAAAGCATGGAAGTGCAATACTAAACTTTTCTTTTTACCTAAAGAGAGGGGGCAAATGCTCCCTCTTTTTTTTTGTTTATCTTTGCCTTAAGCAACATTATGATCAATGAAGTAAGAAATACCGTACTGTCTATCATCAACAAGAATAACTACGGCTATATATCTCCGTCTGACTTTAACTTATTTGCCAGTCAGGCACAGATGGAATTGTACGAGGAGATGTTCTCTTCTTACAACAAGATCATCACGATGGAGAACAATCGGGTGTCAGGCACAGACTACGCAGACTTGAAAAGAACTTACGAGGAGGCCATGGAGATATTCAACGTGACCAACCCCGTTAGCCATTTCGCTGGTAGCGTATTCTTCCTGCCAAGTTTGTCAACCACAGGGGATGCTTACTACATGATGACCAAGGTTATCTGTTATCCGACCGTGCTTGACAGCGGAACCAACACCTCTGTTGTGGCTTTCCAATTGGTTGATAGCGGTGCTACATTCACCACAGCGGG